GTGCCGGTTTTGGCGGAAGCTGAGCCCGTCGAGGGCAGACGGACGGAAGGTCTGCCACTACATGGTGGACACCGGCGTCATGCGGCGGGCGGAGAATGGGGTGTGCCTGTCCAGGATGGAGGGGCGGGGACAGGGAAACCAGGTGATGCGCCTGGCTGACCCGGTGGCCTCCACTCTGGCGGGGACCAAAAGGACGAGACGGCGGCGGTAAAAAAGGACCGCCCCGGAATGGGGCGGTCCTTCAGCGGGAGAGCTTGTAGAGCATATATTGGTTGAGGCTGACTCCCTCGAGCTCCGCGGCCTCCTTGAGGGCCTTGTGGAGGCTGCGGGGGATGCGCAGGACCAGCTTGCCGCTGTACTCTTCCAGGCTCTGCTTGAGTTCGTCAAGAGAGATTGCGGTCCCGTCGTCCATCGCTTCGGCTTTCGCCAGGCTGGCGGCCTCGGCGGGGGACAGGCTCTCCGGTTTCCGGGCGTCGATTTCGGCAAAACGCTTTTCGATTTCGGCGGCGGTCAATTCGTTTTTCATGAGGATATCCTCCTTTAATATTTGATGTTTGTGCGGGTGTTGATCTCCAGGACAGTGATAACAAGTTCGCCCTTTATCCGCTCAAAGAGTATGCGGTAGTGGGGGATTTTATAGCGGTATTGGTGTTTACGGCCGGCCAATGGGACGATATCGCCCTCCAGGCGGGATAATTGGTCAAGAGCCTTCAGCAGCTTTTTCCTGGTAGGCTCATCGACGCTGGCGAGGTACTTCTGGGGCTGTTTCTTGAGCTTGACCTCCATGTGCACGACCCTCCTTACAGATAATATAGTATCATATATAGTATCAAATGTCAATGGTTTTTGAAAGAAAAAGGACAGGTTTCCGACCTTCTCGCTGCCGCATCGATGGGGTGCGGCGGCGAGAGTGCCGGAGGAGGGGGGACAAGCCCTGCTTATCTCTATTTATCAGGCGCGGGCGCGCGCGTCTTTATGCGGGGCCCTTAAACCGCTAACAAAGAGACCACGGGGGGACAGGTGGGTGAAAAGGCTAATGAGATACAAGATCATATCAGGCCGGGTGGTGGAGAAACGGGACGTGCTCATGGAGGTGAGCACGGACCCGGAGAGCCGTCAGCCCAGACGCAGGGGGAAGCGGCGGGGCAGGCAGCTGGCGGCCCAGGTCGAGCGCAACCTGCGGGAGGCGGTGCGAAGGCTGGCCAGGGTCCTCAACTGCAACTTCCGGGGCGGGGATGCGTTTTTGACCCTGAAATATGCGGACGACCGTCTGCCGGGGTCCAAGGCAGAGGCCAAGCGGGAGGCGCGCAACTTCGTCCGCCGCATCGCCAGGGCATACCGCAGGCAGACGGGGAAGAAGCTGCGCTGGGTGCTGGTGACGGCCGACCGGTCCACCAAGACGGGCAAGCCGGTGCGGCTGCACCATCACCTGGTGCTGGACGCGGTGGCCTGGGAGCTCATTGCGAAAAACTGGCCGGAGGACCAGTTCTCCATGCGACACCTGGACGGCACGGGGGACTATACCGGCGTGGCCAAGTACATGATTGCCAATGCGGGATACGAGCGGGGGGAGCGGACCTGGAGCACCAGCCAGGGGCTGGACAAGCCGGTCTTCACGCAGCCCGAGCCGGTGCGGGGGGTGGGCAGCTTCCGGGTGCCGCCCCAGGCTCACGTGGCGGAACGGCAGGTCCGGCAGGACGAGGAGAGCGGCTTTTATGCCGCGTACATACGGTACGTGCTGCCCCTGCGGCGGGAGCCGGGGCAATTTTTGGACACGGGAGGCGAGCGCACGGGGGCGGGCGCGCTCGCGTCCTCTGATGGCAAATCGGCCGGGGGTGGAGCATGAGCCGGGACCGGGGGCGGGGCGCGCCCGGAGCCGGGGAAAAGGGCGGCGGAGGGCCGGAGGGGGCGGTGCGCTGCCGCCGGTGCGGGAAGCTGCTGGGCAAGGTAGGGCCGGACGGGGCCCTGGAAATCAGGCACGGGCGGCTGGTCATCCATGCCGAGCGGGCCTGCCTGCGCTGCCCGCGGTGCGGGCGGGAGACGGAATTTAAAAAAAGGGGTTGCAATTTGGCCGGGGGTAGGTTAGACTGAGTACAGGATAGAGCGCAAGACGCCGATTGCCTGATCGGTGGCTTGCGCTCTAATTTTGTTTTTTGGCCGCCGGAGGGCGGCCTTTTTTTGTGCGGAGAGGAGGGGGCGTATGCCGGCGGGACGGCCGAAAAAATATCCGACGGCCCAGGCGCTGGAGCGCGCCATCGAGGGGTATTTCGCCTCCATCTCCTACCGGAAGCCGGTGATTATCACCACGCCGACGGGGGAGGTGGACGAGAAGGGGCGCATCAAGCACACCACCAGGATGCTCACCGAGGGCCCGGACGGCATGGGGAAGCCCAGGACGGTGGTCAAGTACGTCGAGGAGCCCACCCTGTCGGGACTGTGCCTGTATTTGGGGGTCAGCCGGAGCACGTGGGCGGGGTGGCTCCACCCCGTGGGAGAGGGGGAGACCGAGACATCGGTACAGGCGGCCATGCGCCAGGTGGCCGAGGCGGCGAAGGGGCGCATCGAGGCCCGCCTGGAGGAGCTGCTGACCAGCCGAAAGCACGTGCAGGGTATCATTTTTAATCTCAAAAATAACTACGGCTGGAAGGACCGGCAGGACCTGCACGTGGAGGACGGCAAGGTGGAGGTGGTCCTGGCCCCCGAGGTGGAGGAGCTGGCCCAATGAGGCAGGTGGCCTTTCACGTCAACCAGCGGCAACGGCTGTTTTTTGAGGCCAAGGCGGCCTATGTAGCCTACGGCGGGGCCCGGGGCGGCGGGAAGACCTGGGCGGCCCGGAACAAGGCGCGTCTGCTGGCCCTGTATTACAGGGGCATCCGTATCCTGTTTCTGCGCCGGACCTACCAGGAGCTGCTGGAGACCATCATTTTGCCCATGACACAGGAGCTGAACGGACTAGCCCGGTGGAAGGAGAGCGAGAAGGCCTTCCTGTTCCCCAACGGCTCCCGCATCCGCATGGGCTACTGCGACTCCGAGCACGACGTGGACCAATACCAGGGGCAGGAGTACGACGTGCTCTTTCTGGAGGAGGCTACCCAGTTCACCGAGTATCAATTCCAGACCCTGGCCGCCTGCGTGCGGGGGGTGAACGACTACCCCAAGCGGATGTATCTGACCTGTAACCCAGGAGGGCCTGGGCACGGGTGGGTGAAACGGCTGTTTGTGGACCGGGACTTCCGGGGCTCGGAGAGGTCGGAGGACTACCTGTTCATCCCGGCCAAGGCCACCGACAACCCCGACCTGATGCGGACCAACCCGCGCTATTTGGAGCGGCTGGACAACCTGCCCGACGGCATCCGGGAGGCCTGGCGGGACGGCAACTGGGACGTGTTCGCGGGGCAGTATTTCACCGAGTGGGACCGGGAACGTCACGTCTGTGCCCCCTTTACGCCGCCCGCGTGGTGGCGGTGGTTTGTGACCATGGACTACGGGTTGGACCTGCTGGCCGCCTACCTGGTGGCGGTGGACGAGGGGGGCCGGGCCTGGGTGGTGGACGAGGTGGCCGAGGGCCGGGACCTGGGCGAGGGTCACAAAGGCCTGCTCATTTCCCAGGCCGCCGAGCGGGTGAAGGCCATGGTGGGGGAGCGCAGGATCTATGCCTACCTGGCCCCGCCCGACCTGTGGAACGCGCGGCAGGAGACCGGCAAGAGCGTGGCGGATATCTTTGCCGAGCACGGGGTGTATCTGACCAGGACCTCCAACGACCGGGTGGCCGGGTGGCTGGCGGTAAAAGAGTGGCTCCGGGTAGAGGAGGACGAGCAGGGCCTCCCGGCGGCGAGACTGCAAATTTTCCCGGGGTGCAAGTATCTAATCAGAACCCTGCCCATGCTGGAGTATGACCGGCACAACCCGTCCGACTGCGCCAGAGAGCCCCACGACATCACCCACGGGGCGGACGCCCTGCGGGGCTTTTGCGTGTATTGGACGGGCAGGGCGGACCGGCGGTCGACGCCGGGACGGGAGAAGCTCATTAAGCGGCTGGAGCGGCGCGGGAAGCGGGTGCGCTGAGGCTGAGGAGGAAACGGGATGTTTGGACGAAAAAAGAGCCGGCAGCGGCCGGCCGAGGAGACCGGACGGCGGCACGGCTATGATTTTTCCACCCGGGAGGGGCGGGAGACCACGGCGGGGCGGCTGTTCCAGGCGGCGGCCGAGGCCCGGACGGGCAAGGAGACCGAGTGGAAGCGGTACAACGACTATTACAACTTCATCCGGGACGCCACCGACGAGATGAAGGGGGCCCGGGAGGAGAGCGGGATCAACTTCACGCCGGCGGTGGTGCCCGACCCCTTTATCGCGGTGGAGAGCCAGCTCGACCCGGCGGTGCCCGAGCCCCAATTCGTGGGCCGGGACGACGACCTGGACAGCGCCAAGGCCAAGAAGCGGGAGTTCGCCGTGCGGTATATCCTTCAGGCCAACGACGTGGCAAGCATGAACACCGCCAACGAGCGGCGGCTGAAGAAGCTGGGGGACGCCTTCTGGAAGGCCTACTGGGACGACACCATGCGGTGCGGCCCCTATCTGGGGGATATCCGGGTACGGGACGTGCCGGTGGAGGCGGTCTACGTGGACCCGTCGGCGGGGGCGGACGGTCTGCAGGCGGGGCAATATGTGGCCTATCTGTACCGGGTGCATTGGGTGCGGTTCTGGCAGATGTACGGTGAGGACCTGCGCCGCCGAGGGGTGGAGCTGGAGGACATCATGGGCAGCCGCTACCGGGAGGAGAGCGGGCTGTTCGACCTGTTCTCGGGCGGCGCCGCCGACGACGAGACGGTGGAGGTCATGGAATTCTGGTTCCGGCAGCCCTTCCCCACCAAGGGGGAGGAGGGGGAGACGGTGCCGGCGGGGGCGGTGGCTTGCTCGGTGCAGGCCGGCGGCCACGAGGTGAAATATATCCCCAACTACTGGCGGCGCACCGGCGGACAGCAGCAGCTCTTCCCCTTTGTGCACTACTGGTGCGTCCGGGACGAGAATGAATTTTACAACAAGCCGGAGTTGTTCCCCGTGATGGGGATGGTGGATGCCGCCGACCGGGCCCTGGCCACCGGGCAGCTCAACGACGCCATGATGGCCAACGATATCGTGGTCCGGGAGGAGGGGGCCCTGGCCGACGGGTGCGAGATCGAGAACGTGCCGGGGGCCGAGGTGGTGACCAAGCCGGGGAAGCTCAACGCGGTGCGCCGGCTGGGGGGCCTGCACGACGGGGTGAACAGCCTGGCTATGGTCCAGTTCATGCTGGGCCAGATCGAGCGGGCCAACCGCAACTATGACACCAACCGGGGCAAGGAGAGCGCCCGGGTGACCACGGCATCGGGCCTGGCCCAGCTGCGGGGGGATGCGGACACCCAGGCGGGCCTGAAAAAGGCCGACCGCAACGCCGGCTTCAAGCGGCTGTTCGAACTGCTGGACTGGCTGGCGCTGGAGTATTACGACGAGCCCCGCCTGCTCTTCCTGGGCGCGAAAAAGGAGGGGGAGGAGGCCCGCACCATGCTCTACTACGGGGATAGCTTTGCCCAGACCATGGGCGGCGGGGTGGACCCCGAGAGCGGGGAGGTGCTGGAGGGGTGGACCTACTGGCCGGTGGTGGATGTGACGGTCAACGCCGGGGACGGCATCGTGCGCTCCAAGGCGGCCACCCTGGAGACCCTGGACAAGCTGTCGGCCATCCAGGTGACGGCGGAGAACTGGCGGCTGCTCTCCGCTGAGCTGGAGATTTTGGACATCCCGCAGAAGCAGGAGATTGTGGAGCGGTGGCGGCAGAAGTTTGAGCCCACGGAGGAGGAACGGCTGGTGCAGGCCCTGCGGCAGGACCCGGAGTTGATGGGCCTGGTGGCCGAGGCGGTGGGTCAGCGGCAGGGGATGGGGCAGGAGCTCCAGGCCGACGCGGCCCTCCCCGGGGCGGGTCCCGGGGACCTGGCGGGAGAGGTGGTGACGCCTATGCTCTAGGCAGACGGCGGGCCGAACAGAACATAGCCCCACAGGGGCGGAAAGGACGAAATGATGGAATTTGACAATGAAAACCAGGCGCTCGACCAGGACAGCGAGGAGCAGGTCGAGAACGGCGGGCAGGGCGAGGTCGTGGACGCCGAAACGGACGGGCCGGAGAACGCCACCGGCGGAGCCCAGGTTCAGGAGGAAGAGGGCGGAGAGCCGGAGTCGGGAGACGCGGAAGACCAGCTGCCCCAGAGCCGCCAGGTGAATGCGGCGGCCCGGGCGGCCAGGGTCCAGGCCGAGGAGGCCATGCGGCGGCAGTTTGACGCCGAGTTGGCGGGGCTGGGGCTGGCCAACCCCTACACGGGGCAGCCCATCGCCACCTTTGCCGCCCTGAAGGCCTACGGGGAGCAATACCGGAAGGACCAACTCAGCGCCCTGGCCCGGCAGACCGGCCGCAGCGTGGAGGAGCTGAGCCAGGAGCAGGCCGACCGGGACTTCATCCGACGCAAGCGGGAGGAGGAGGTCCAGCGGCAGGCCCAGGAGCAGGAACGCTCGCGCAGGCGGGCCTTTCTGGAGCGGGACCTGGCCGAGTTTGTGGCCAAGCACGGCGACGTGGACGTGGCCAAGCTGGAGGCCGACCCCAAGTTTCGCCGGTTTGCCGGCGGGCGGCTGTATCAGGAGCCGCTGAGTGTCCTGTATGAGGACTATGTGGCCCTGATGGGGGAGGCGGCCAGAGGGGCGGCCGTCCGGGCGGCCGGCAGGAGCGCCAGGAGCACCGGCGGCGGCCAGGGCGGCGGCGGGCCCACCCTCACCCCGGCCCAGCAGCGGGAGCTGGCGGCCTGGAACCGGAACAACCCGGACATGACCATGACGGCCAAGGAGTTTTTGGAGATGTAGGAGCCTTCCGCCGAGGGCGGGAGAGAACAGAAAGGAGAAAGAAGTATGAGAGTGATCGGGTCTTTGACCGGGGCGGTGCTGCGCAGCGCGGGCGAGTACGACGTGGACCCCGGGACCGTCCTTGCGCCCGGACAGGTGGTGAAGCTGGCCGACGGGCTGGTGGTCCCCGCCGCTGCCGGGGAGACCGGGGCGGTCCTGGGGGTGGCTGCCGAGGGACACAGCGACAAGGAGGACCCCCTGGACAGCCGGGCGGCCGGGGAGAAGGTGCGGGTGTACGACGACCCCATGGTGGAGCTGGCCTGTCCGGCCCCCGCCCTGGCGGTGGCCGAGGCCACCGGTACGTCGCTCTCCCTCACCTGCGCCGCAGCCTATAAGGCCAACGCCTTCAAGGGCGGGCACGTGAAGGGGGCTGACGGCGCGGTGCGGCGGGTCACCGCCTCGGCGGCGGTGGCCGACGGGAAATTGGTCCTGACGGTGGAGGACGGGGCCGCCCCGGCGGCGGGGGAGCCGGTCTGGGTCTTCCCGCCTGTGGGCTTTGCCGGGGGCAACCTGACCGGGGACGGGACCGGGCTGACCCTGGAGGCCACGGCGGCCCTGCCCCTCCAGGTGGTGGGCCGGGAGGAGGAGACCGGCCTGGTTCGGCTGGCCGCCGTGAAGCACAGTCTGGCCGTGGGCCGCTAAAGGAACGAGAGGAAAGGAGAATGGAACAATGAGTGCGATTTTGACCGCCGCCTGGAAGGGCGACAACCACAAATTCGTGGGCAAGGCCTTTGAGTTTGCCTACAAGGACCGCCTGAACAAGCTGCTGCCCATCATGGGCGAGGCCGACTCCAGGAACGTGGACTACGAGATTCTGGGCCTGGGCGGCTACGGGGAGATGGAACGCTATAACGGCGTGCTCAACCAGGGGGAGCAGAAGCGGGGCTTCCGCACCGTCATCACCCCGGAGGAGTTTTCCAAGAGCGCGTCGGTGGGCTACAAGGAGGCCAAGATTGACAAGCTGGGCGAGACCCGCAAGGTGGGCAAGCGCCTGGGCGATTCGGCGGCCATGACGGTCTATGTCCACTGCCTGCGGATGTTCGCGGGGGCGTGGGACCCCAAGCGCCCGGGTGGGGACGGCAAGAGCTGGGCCGCTGCCGACCACCCGGTGGCCTCCCTCCGGGGGGAGGGGCGCAGATATGTGCCCGACCCCGATTCCGGCGTTTACAGCAACGTCATCAACGAGAACCTGACGGTGGGGGCCATCACCAAGGCCCAGGCCCAGGCGGGCAAGTTCATCACCCCGGACGGGCTGCCCTTCCTGTGCGAGATGGATACCCTGCTGGTGGGGCCCGAGCTGGAGGCCACGGCCAAGAAGCTGTTGGGGGAGCAGGCGCGGCTGCGCCCCGTCAAGGACCCGGACAGCAACAGCAACGCCGCCAACCCCATCTACGACATGAACTATATCGTGGTGGGCGGCGGCCGGGATGGCTTCACCGGCAAACAGTGGGCCATCTGCGACCGGCGACTGATGAAGGAGGCCGTCCAGCTGGTGTATATCACCCGGCCCGTGGTGATGCGCAGCGAGCTGGACAACCCCCTCATTGACATGTTCACCGCCTATGCCGACTTCGGTATGGGCTGGGGGGACAGCCGGCAGATCATTTTCAGCCAGGGCGGCTGACACAAAAAAGAAGGCGGACCGCCGGTCCGCCCTCTTCCCAAGGGGCCCGGGGGCATCCGGGCCATTTGGGAGGAGCGGATGAAAGGGGAGAGGGATATGACCTTCGGCGAGGGCAAGCGACAGGTGATGATGCTCATGGACGAGTATTCCTCCGGGGGGACGCTGACCCCGGACGCCGACATCGAATCCAGAATGGCTGACTTTTTCACCATCGCCCAGCGGCATGTGGCCTCCATCCAGAAAATCGTGCGGGAGTTTACCCCGAAGGCGGCCCGGAAGGGGACGTGCGGGACGGTGGAGGTGAAGATGCCCGAGGACTTCAACGGGCCGTTCCGGGTGTGGCGGGATGGGATGCTCACCCGGCGCTACCGGTGGAAGGCGCGACGCATCCTGGTCCCGGCCGAGGAGCTGGGGAGGGTGAGTATTGAGTATTTCGCCCTGCCCGCCGCCATCCCCCAGGACGCGCCGGACGACTACCCCTTCGAGGTGGCCGAGGACGGGGCGGCCTGTATGCCCTTCTTTGTGGCCGCCCAGCAGCTGATGGTGGACCTGGTGGTGGACTACCGGCCCCTGATGGAGACCTATGAGCGGATGCTGGCCGGACTGGATACCCGCCTGCCCTCGGCCGGGGGCGGCGGCGTGCGCCAGAGACTGTATCAATAAGTAGCAGGGCGATAGATAGGAGGTTCGACGGCATGGCACGGCGAGGCGGAGTGGCCATCCAGACTACGGTATACGGCAGGTTTAAGGGGGTGGATTTTTCCACCGACTCCTCCCTGGTGGAGGCCAGCCGATCCCCGTGGGCGGTGAATATGATTGCAGACACCGGCGGAATGCCGGAAAAGCGGCCGGGGTGGCGAACGCTGCACACCATCGAGGCACCGGTGAACGGCCTGTTTTACGCCGTGCTTGGCGGCCAGGTGCGCTTTCTGGCCCACGGCGGCACCAAGCTGTACGCCTGGGGCCAGGGGGAGGCGCCGAAGGTGGTGCGCAGCGGCGTACACAACGGCCCATCCTCGGCGGTGAACATGGGGGGCAAGCTGTGGTTGCTCACCGGCGGGGAATACCTGGTCTATGACGGGGTGGCGGTGAAGGAGGTCTCCGAGGTGGCCTATGTGCCGACAACCGTCATTGCCGCCGACCCAACGGGGGGCGGCAAGAGCTACGAGAGTGTGAACATGGTCACCCGCAGGCGGACCAACAATTTCATCGCGGATGGGACGGCCACAGTGTACCAGCTGGACGCCAAGGACCTGGGCCCGGAAGCGGTGACCGCCCGGGTGCGGGGGGTGGCCAAGACCGAGGGGGCCGACTTCACGGTGGACCGGGCAAAGGGCACGGTGACCTGGAAGACGGCGCCCCCGGCCCCCCTGGTGGGCAAGGAGGGGGAGGTGGACATCACCTTCTCCACCAAAGATGCTTACGAGAATGCCGAGCGGGTGCGGGGATGCACCATCCTGACCTCCTACGGCGTGGGCAACTCGGACCGGATGATCCTGGCCGGGAACCCGGCTTACCCGAATATCGACTGGACCAGCGGGCTGAACGACCCCAGCTATATCCCGGATACCGGATACGCCGTGGTGGGGATGGAATCCACCGCCATCATGGGCTATCGGCGGCTGGGGGAGTATCTGGCCATCATCAAGGAGGACAACGGGCAGGACTCCACGGTATATCTGCGCTCAGCCGGCCTCTCCAGTGAGGGGGAGGCGGTCTTCCCGCTGAAACAGTCCATCGCCGGCGTGGGGGCGGTGGCCACCAGGGGGATGGGCAATATCCTGGATGAGCAGCTTTTCCTGGCCAGGACCGGAGTATATGCCATCACCTCCAACCTGGTCACGGCGGAGCGGATTGTGCAGAACCGGTCCTTCTTCATCGACCCCCGACTGACCAAGGAGCCGGGGCTGGAGCGGGCGGCGGCGGTCAGCTGGAAGGGGATGTACCTGCTGGGGGTGAACGGCCACGTGTACCTGCTGGACGGGCGGCAGGACAAGACCTACCGGGCCAAAAGCCAGGGGGAGTATGTATACGAGTGCTACTACTGGGAGAACGTGCCCGCCGCCTGCTGGATGAACCTGAAGCACGGGGCCGGAGAGGCGCTGTACTTTGGGACGGCGGACGGGCGGGTGTGCCGGTTCAACGACGATATCGAGACCATGGAGCGATACAACGACGACGGGGCGGCCATCGTGGCCTGCTGGGCCACCAAGGCGGACGACGACGGGGACGTGACCCTGCTGAAGACCATGATCAAGAAGGGCAACTCGGTGACCATCAAGCCCTATACCAGGTCCAGCGCCCGGGTGTGCTTCCGCACCGAGCAGGACCCGGTGGAATGGGAGGCGGCCTATGACCAGATGGACGTGTTTGACTGGGAGGACATCGACTTCTCCCGCTTCACCTTCGACGCCAACGACGCGCCCCGGGAGGTGCTCTTCCGAACGAAGGTGAAGAAGTACAAGCGGCTGCAGATCATCGTGAAAAACGATGCGGTGAACGAGGGCTTCGGGGTGTTTGGCATTACGAAGCACTATGTGGTTGGCAACTTTGCAAAACGATAGGGAGGGAAGGCAATGGAACCGATTGCGCATATCACGGCCGAGGAGATCGCCCAGTATGGGGTAGTGGCCGCGCCCGACCGGCTGATTGGCAGGCCGGCGGACAACAAGGCGGTCTTTGACCGGCTGGTGCGGGAGCTGGTGGCCGTGGTGGTCAACCGTATCATCGACAAGACCAACGACCTGCTGACGGTGGAAGAAGTCCGCCAGACCCAAGAGACCCAGAGGGTGGAAGCTGAGGCCGGCCGGGTTCGGGAGGAGCTGCTGCGCTTGGCCGCCGAGACGGCCAGAGTTCAAGCAGAGCAGTTGCGGGCGGCTGCTGAGACGGCCCGGGCCCAGGCGGAGCAGCTGAGGATCCAGGCAGAAGCGGCCCGGGTCCAGGCCGAAGAAAGCAGGGAGACGGCCGAGACCGGGCGGGCAGACCAAGAGGGCCAGCGGACCGCGGCGGAGACCGAGCGGGCGGCGGCTGAGGCGCTGCGCAAGAGTGCGGAGGAGGTCCGCCAGACCCAGGAGGCGCAGCGGGTGGAGACCGAGGCCGGCCGGGTCCATGCGGAGCAGCTGCGGGTAGCTGCCGAGACAGCCCGGGCCCAGGTGGAACAGCTGAGGACCCAGGCAGAGGCGGCCCGGGTCCAGGCCGAAGAAAGCAGGGCGACGGCCGAGACCGGGCGGGCAGACCAAGAGGGCCAGCGGACCGCGGCGGAGACCGAGCGGGCGGCGGCTGAAGCGCTGCGCAGGAGTGCGGAGGAGGTTCGCCAGACCCAGGAGGCGCAACGGGTGGAGGCCGAGGCAGCCCGGGGCCAGGCTGAACAGGCCAGGAGCCTGTTTGAGGCGTATGACCCGGAGAAGACCTATGTGCCTGGGAATAAAGTGTCGTTCGGTGGCTCCTCCTGGTTGGCGAAGGCACAGAGCCAAGGGGTGACGCCGGCGGAAGGGGAGACCTGGCTGCTGATTGCCCGGCGTGGGCTGGACGGTGAAGGCAGCGGCGACATGCTGGCCGAGGATTACGACCCGACCGGGAAAAGGAGCGATGTATATGCCTACGCTGAGAGGGTGACAGATACCCATGCCAAAGATGGACTGCTCCATCTTGCCGCCGGGGAGCGGGAAAGGTGGAACGACCCCACCGAGGCCAAGGCGGAGCCGGCGGACGAGGACAGCGTGACCCTGCAGGACAGCGCGGCCGAGGGCGCCCACAAGCGGCTGACCTGGGCGGCCATCAAGGTGGCCCTGGGCAAGGTCTTTGCGGCGGTGGGCCACAGCCATGCCTGGGGTGAGCTGACGGGGATGCCCGGGGCCTTTGCGCCGGCGGCCCATAAGGATACCCACAAGACCGGGGGCGCGGACGCCCTTGCCCCGGCGGACATCGGTGCGGCGGCGACCAGCCACAACCACTCGGCGGCCAACATCACCAGCGGGACCCTTCCCCTGGCCCGGGGCGGGACCAACGCCACAACGGCAGCAGCGGCGCGGACTCAGTTGGGGGCCTGCGCCCGGGTGGCACCAGTGACCGTGACCCTCACAGCGGCGGGCTGGGCCG